TTTTTGCTTTGTTGCCAAAGGAACCCAAAACGGCAACAATGCAGGAATGAGCGACGATTCCGATAAACAGACTTTGCAAAAACGCAAGGTTGGGGACGGAACTCCTGGCCCTGGCCGCAAAAAAGGTGTTCCGAACAGGTCAACGACCGAGTTTCGCGACACCGTGCGCCAGTTGCTGGAGGCGAACTCTGCAAATGTGCAGGTTTGGCTGCAACAAGTGGCCGATGGAGTAGGCCAGAAGCCTGCCGATCCTGCCCGCGCGCTTGACTTGCTCTCGAAGCTGGCCGAATACGCCGCGCCGAAGCTCAGCCGCATGGAGCATGTCGGCGACGGCGGCGGCCCGGTTCGGATCATCGCCGGCCCCGACGACCGCGCCTTGTGACGTTTGCCCTCACAGAGCGGCAGCAGGCAGCGCAGAAGGTTCTAGCCGGGCCTGCTACGCACTGCATGCTATTCGGGGGCAGCCGGTCGGGGAAGACGTTCCTTCTCACGCGCAACGTGGTGATGAGGGCGCTTAAGGCGCCGCAGAGCCGTCACGCGATCTTCCGCTTCCGATACAACCACCTGCGGGCATCGGTGATTCTGGACACCTTCCCGAAGGTGATGAGAACCGCCTTCAATGGCGTCGAGTATCAGGTGCACCAGCAGGATGGCTATGCAAGCCTTCCCGGTGGCAGTCAGATATGGTTCGCCGGCCTGGACGACAAAGACCGCACCGAGAAGATTCTCGGTCAGGAGTTCGCAACGCTGTACTTCAACGAGTGCAGCCAGATCCCGGTATCGTCGGTCGACACAGCCCTGACCCGCCTAGCCCAGAAAGCTCTGCAGCAGGTAGAAGGAGCCGAGGCGCAGCCGCTCAGGCTCCGGGCGTACTATGACTGCAACCCGCCGTCTAAGACGCACTGGACGTACCGCCGCTTCGTGGAGAAGCGCGACCCGGAAACCAGGCTAGGCCTGCCGCGGCCGGAGGACTACGAAGCGTTTTCGATCAACCCGGGCGACAACAGCGCAAACCTGTCAGCAGAATACTTGCGCATGCTGGAATCCCTGCCGGCCCGGATGCGCGCTCGATTCCTCGAAGGCCGGTTCTCAGACGCGAACCCGAACGCCCTGTTCCCTGACGAGCATATCGACCGCTGGCGCGTGCTTGATGGCCGCGTCCCCGACTTGGTGCGCGTGGTCGTGGCGGTTGACCCGAGCGGCGCCGATGACGAGGCATCGTCGGACAACGACGCAATAGGCATCGTGGTGGTCGGCCTGGGCACGGATGGCGCCTGCTACGTGCTCGAAGACCTGACAGTGAAGGCAGGCCCTGCAACCTGGGGCAAGGTGGCAACGACCGCATTTGACCGGCACAAGGCCGACTGCGTGGTGGCTGAAACCAACTATGGCGGGGCGATGGTGCGCCAGGTGATCGAGACCGCCAGGCCCCGGACGCCGTTCCGCGCCGTGACCGCCAGCCGTGGCAAGGTCGTGCGCGCCGAGCCGTGCTCCGCCCTGTACGAACAGGGGAAGGTCCGCCATGTCGGCATGTTCCCTGATCTTGAGGACGAACTATCCGGGTTTTCGACCTCGGGCTACACCGGAAGCCGCAGCCCGAACCGCGCCGATGCGCTCATCTGGGGCTTGACTGCCCTGTTTCCTGCCGTGACCGCGCCAGCAAAGCCGCCGGCCGCTGTGCCCATGCCTATAGCGCACCACTGGAGCAGGTAGCATAATCGGCCACCACGCGCAATAGGGAAACCACCAATGGCCCGCCAAACCAAAGAGGAGCGACTGAACGACATCCATCAGGAAGCGATGGCCGAGTTCGACGCCATCCAGTCGGCTGTGCGGGATGAGCGGAAGCAGTGCTTGCAGGATCGGCGCTTCTACAGCATCGCCGGGGCTCAATGGGAAGGCCCGCTAGGCGCGCAGTTCGAGAACAAGCCGAAGATGGAGGTGAACAAGATCGCGCTTGCGGTCCAACGCATCTTCAGCGAGTACCGGGCGAACCGCGTCACGGTCGACTTTGTGAGCAAGGAAGGCGCGGAGTATGACGCCCTTGCCGATGTGTGCGACGACTTGTACCGGGCTGACGAACAGGACTCAAGCGCTGAAGAAGCGTATGACAACGCTTTCGAGGAAGCTGTCGGCGGTGGCATCGGGGCATGGCGCCTGCGGGCGGCGTATGAGAACGAGGAAGACGACGAAGACGAGCGCCAGCGCATCAAGATCGAGCCGATCTTCGATGCTGATAGCTCGGTCTTCTTCGATCTTCAGTCCAAGCGCCAGGACAAGGGAGACGCTAGGCGCTGCTTCGTCCTGACGAGCATGACGCCCGCGGCGTACACAGAGGCATGGGGCGACGACCCCGCTAGCTGGCCGAAGGACATCCACCAGCACGAATTCGACTGGTCAACGCCCGATGTGGTGTACGTGGCCGAGTATTACCGTGTCGAAGAGCGCTCGGAAACCGTCCGCATCTATCAGGGACTTGACGGAGAAGAGGAGCGTTACCGCGAAAGCGAGCTAGACGAGGACACGATTGCCCAGCTTGAGGCCATCGGCTCGCGCCAAGTAGGCGAGAAGCGCATCAAGGTGCGCAAGGTGCGCAAGTACCTCCTGAGCGGCGCCAAGGTGCTGGAAGACTGCGGGTATATCGCTGGCCGGCACATCCCGATCATCGTCACCTACGGCAAGCGCTGGTTCGTGGACAACGTGGAGCGCTGCATGGGCCATGTCCGGCTCGCCAAGGATGCTCAGCGCCTAGCGAACATGCAGCGCTCCAAGCTGGCCGAAATCAGCGCGCTGTCTAGCGTGGAAAAGCCGATCCTGCTGCCCGAGCAGATCGCCGGGCACCAGATGATGTGGGCCGAAGACAACCTCAAGCAGTACGCCTATCTGCTGCTGAACCCGATCATCGGCCCGGATGGCTCGCAGCAACCCGCCGGCCCCATCGCCTACACCAAGAGCCCTCAGATCCCGCCCGCCATGGCTGCCCTGCTGCAGATCGTGGAGCAGGACATCAAGGACGTTCTCGGCAACCAAGAGCAGGGCGACAAGGTGGTCGCCAATGTCTCGGGCAAGGCCGTCGAGATGGTGCAACAGCGCCTGGACATGCAGACGTTCATCTACATGAGCAACTTTGCCAAGGCCATCCGCCGCTGCGGCGAAGTGTGGCTCGGCATGGCCCGTGAGCTGTACGTCGAGCCCGGCCGGAAGATGAAGGGCATCGGCGCGCAGGGCAAGTCGAGCACGGTCGAACTCATGCGCCCCATCGTGGGCAAAGATGGCGAGATTGAGTACGAAAACGACTTGTCCGATGCGCAATATGACGTGACGACCGACGTAGGCCCCAGCAGCAGCAGCAAGCGCGCGGCCACGGTCAAGTCGCTGACGCAGATGATGGCGCTCTCTCAAGACCCGGAGACTCAGAAGATTCTCCAGGCCGCCGCGCTCATGAACATGGAAGGCCAGGGCCTGAGCGACATCAACGAGCACTTCCGCAAGCAACTGGTTCAGATGGGCGTGCTGAAGCCCACGGACGAAGAAGCGCAAGCCATGCAGCAGGCCCAAGCGCAGCCCGACCCGAACGCCGACCTGATGCGCGCCGCAGCTACTGAAGCGCTGGCGAAGGCCGAGAAGGCGCAGTCTGACGCCCGCTTGTCCGATGCCAGGGCGGCGGAAACCCTAAGCAAGATCGGCGTCAGTTGACGCCACGGCAACCGCGCGGCCGTTAACGCGCGAGAGGCAGAGCATGCAAGACGTAGACACGCCAGTCGAAGAGGAAATCGAGGTTCCTGAGACCGAGCCGGAAGAGGTGCCCGAGCAAGAACAAGCGCCAGAAGCGGAGCCCGAACCGGAGGAAATCACCGTCGCCATCGGTGACGAGACCCCGGCCGAGGAAGAACAGGAAAAGGCCCCCGAGTGGGTGCGCGACCTTCGCAAGCAACACCGCGAGCTGCAGCGCAAGGTGCGCGAGTACGAAGCCCGCGATCAGGTGGCGCCGAAGGTCAAGCCGCTGGGTGAAAAGCCCACGCTTGAGGGCAGCGACTACAACACTGAGCAGTACGAAGCGGCCCTAGAAGCGTGGTATCGCCAGCGCGACGAACAGGCGAAGCTCGAAGCCCAGGCCAAAGCCCAGGCGGAAGAGGCCGAGCGCGCGTGGAAGAGCCGGCTTGACAGCTACGGCAAGGCCAAAGCCGAACTGAAGGTCAGCAACTTTGAGGACGCCGAGGCGGCGGTGTTGGAAGCTTTCAGCCAGACGCAACGGGGCATCTTGATCGATGCACTCGACAACCCTGCTGTGATGGTGGCTGCGCTGGGCAAGAACCCGAAAGAGCTTGCCCGTTTGGCCGCAATCAAAAAGCCGACGCAGTTTCTGCGAGAGCTATCACGAATCGAGGACACCAAGTTGAAGATCGTCCCCCGCGCAAAACCCCCGGCGCCTGAGCGCGCACTCCCCGTTGGCACCGCTCCCGTGAGCGGCGGCTCTGACTCCACGCTTGAACGACTGCGGGAAAAAGCGGCACAGACGGGGGATTACACAGAGGTGCATGCGTACAAGCAGAAACTGAAGGCGAAAAAGGCCTAGCTATTGCAACCCGGGCCGGATGATGTATATTCGGCCCGTCTGCATGGTTTCGCCAGCCACAAATGGCAGAGCAGACTTGGAGAGCAGCCACGCGGCTCTGATGCGTGAGTAACTGAAGGCAACCCGCCAGGCGGGGTCATCCGTAACTCATCATCAAGGGGCCAATAATGGCTAACTCGTTTTCCAAGGAAGAGCGCAACGCGTTTGAAGACCTTCTTGAAGGCTTCCAGGATGCGCTCGTGCTGTCTCGAAACGTCGCGGTCTACAACACTGACCAAACGTTGATGGAGCGCTCAAACAACGTCATCTGGCGTCCGCAGCCGTACATCGCTGTGTCCTACGCTGGCGTGGATATGACGACGAACTTCGACGACTACACGCAGTTGTCGGTTCCGGCGACCATCGGAATTTCCCGTGGCGTGCCGTGGCTCATGAACGCGACCGAACTGCGCGATGCGCTGCAGGAGAAGCGCTTGGGGGCCGCCGCTAAGCAAAAGCTGGCCAGCGACATCAACGTGGCGGTGATGAACGTCGCTGCCAACCAAGGCACGCTGTTCGTCAAGCGCACGGGCGCAGCTTCCGGTTTCGACGACGTGGCTGAAATCGAAGCGGTCATGAATGAGCAGGGCATCATGGACAGCGACCGTTACCTCGCGCTGTCGACGCGCGATTACAACGGCATGGCGTCCGACCTGGCGAAGTCAACCCGCAGCTTCGGCAACGACATCAGCGACAGCGCCCTGCGCCGCTCCTTTGTCGGCCGTGTGGCGTCTTTCGAGACCTACAAGCTCGACTACGCCGTCCGCAAGACCGCGGCGGCTGGTGGCGGCGGCATCACCATGAGCACGCTCCCGGCGGCCAATAACTTCTGGGTTCCGCGCGCTACCGTCGTGGCTGCCACTGGCGAAACGTCCAACTTGGACAACCGCTTCCAGACCATCACGGTTTCCAGCACGACCAACGTCGCCCCTGGTGATTCGTTCACGGCGGGCAACGTGTTCGCGGTGCATCACATCACCAAGCAGAGCACCGGCCAGCTGAAGACGTTTCGCGTCATCTCGGTCCCGTCGTCGACCACGCTCGTGATCAGCCCGCCGATGATCAGCAATCAGGGCGGCTCGGACGCCGAAGCGCAGTACCAGAACGTCACCATCCCGACGACCTCTGCCTCTGCGCCCATCGTGTGGCTGAACACCGCTGCCGGCAACATGAACCCCTTCTGGCACAAGGACGCTATCGAGATTCTGCCGGGCCGCTATGCGGTGCCGACCGACGCTGGCACCGCGGTGATGCGCGCCAGTACCGACCAGGGCATCGAGCTGGTGATGCAGAAGTGGTATGACATCGACACGATGAAGACCAAGTATCGCTTGGACACCCTGTTCGGCGTGGTCAACAAGCAGCCGCAGATGAGCGGCATCGTGATGTTCAGCCAGCCCTAATCAGGAGAATCAACCATGGCTTTCTTCGTTCCGCCGCAAGGCATCGCAACGGTCCTGGTCCCGGCTGGCGGCTCTATCGCCGTGTACTGCCAGGGTCAGGCTTCCGTCAGCCGTACCAGCACGCCCCCGAACTACCCGGACACGACGGCGCTTATCGGCACCGTCAACAACGGTCAAGTCGTGTTCGGCCCGTTCACCCCCGCCACTTCGGTGCAGATCGATGCGTCGGGCGGTGTTCAGGTGTGGTATGAGGTCGGCACGGCTCCCCAAGTGCAGCAGGCCCGCTTGTCGTGGCAGGTTCAGCCTGTCACCGCTGGCGTGCTGAACGTCACTGGTGCGCTGACCTTCGCCTTGATCGCATCGGGCGTGATCACGTCCACGACCGCGGCGGCCGTCACTGGCACGCTGCCGACTGGCGCCGTGCTGGATGCGTCGAGCACGTTCGCCATCGGCGATTCGACGGACTGGAGCGTCATCAACACGGGCGCAGCCAACGCCTTCACGGTGGCTGCGGCAGCCGGCCACACCATCGTCGGCAGCGCGACCGTTGCGCTCAGCACGTCGGGGCGGTTCCGCACCACCAAGACGGCGGCGAACACCTTCGTCACCTACCGGATCGGTTGATAGGCAGTTGCCGGTGTATACGCGGGCGGTGGTGACAAGCTGCCGCCCGCGTTTTTCTTGGGGGAAATCATGCCGCTGACCAAGGGCTACTCGCAAAAGTCGATTTCGAAGAACGTCTCGAAAGAGATGAAGGCCGGCAAGCCCCAAAAGCAGGCCGTCGCCATCGCACTGAACACCGCGCGCACCGCTGCCAAGAAAGCGGACAAGACGAAAGGGAAGAAATGAGCCTCATTGCCGTCTATCGATCACCCGGCCCGCACTTTGGCCCGCCCGGCAAGAAGTATGACTGCAAGGGCGTGGAGCCTGATGCTCTGGAGGCTGCGCTGGCCGAGGGCTGGCATACCGACTTTCTCGTGGCTGTGGGTTTGGCCGAAGCTCCGGCCGAGACTGTGGCCGACAACGCCCCGCCGACGCGCGATGAGATGCTGCAGCAGGCGGAAACGCTGGGCATCAAGGTCGACCAGCGCTGGAGCGACAAGACCCTGCTGGACAAGATCAACGCGGCCTTGGCTGCTAGCGAGTAACCATGCCTGACATCACCAAGAGCCGGGATCAAGTCAATATCGGATTCACCGATCTTGCGGACGGTACGTTTGCGGAACAGCAGTCGATGGTGTTCTCAGACCGCGCTCGAGATGCGGTCGGGCGGCTGAAGGTCAGCCGGCAACAGAACATCTACGAAGCCGATTTTGAGTACGGTTCGCAGCCGTTGCGATGGGAGTCGTTCACCGCAAACGGCGCCAGCGTCACGCATCTGCCCGGTCAAGGCGGTGTACGCATGCGCGTGCCGACGACGGTCGGCGCTATCTGCATTCGTCAGTCGCGGCCGTATCACCGATACCAGCCCGGCAAGACGATGTTCATGGCGACGGCCATTCAACTGGGGCCGGCGGTGAGCGGGAACGTGCAACGAACCGGCTTCTTTGACGACAGCAACGGCGTGTTCTTTGAGGACTCCGGCGCTACCGCAGCCAACCCGACAGGAATGGGCGTCGTGATCCGCAGCGACATCAGCGGCGCTCCCGTGGACACGCGAGTCGAGCTGCAAAACTGGAACGGGAATCGAACCATCATCAACCAGATCGACTGGCTCCGAATCCAGATGCTCTGGATTGAGTACGCTTGGTATGGTGCCGGCGCAGTGCGGTTTGGCTGTTTCATCGATGGGCAGCCGATCCTGTTTCACACTACCGGGTTCGGCAACCGCCCGGGCCAGGTGGTGCCGTGGGCGCGCACCGGAAACCTGCCCGTCAGGTATGAGCAGCGCAACATCGCGACCATTGCCGCACAAAACGACATGTTTCACTATGGCGTGTCGGTCATGGTGGAAGGCGGCGTGGATGAGCAGCGCGGCTTTACCTACGCCTACGGCATGGACCCCGCATCTCCGCGGCGCTCAGTCCCCAACGGGTCTACTCGCTTCCCCGTGCTCACGGTGCGTAACCGGACGATGGGCACTCTGGAGTTCACGCAAGCGAGCGCGGCTATCTCTGCCGGCACCACGACCAGCATGACGGTTTCTGGCACGCCTTGGGCCGTCAACCAGTGGGCCGGCCGTGCTGTCGCTTTTGGAGCGGCCGGGGCCATCCCGACGGTCGCGCGCATCACGTCCAACACTGCCAACACCCTCACAATTCAAGACGTGGTGACGGGTGGCGCGCTTGCTGTGGCGCCGGCTGTCGGCAACAACTACACCATCGGCCTGATCAACCGCGGGCAGATTCTGCCGCGCCGTCTTCTCATCAGTGCTAACGCGCTGTGTACCGTCGAGCTGATTTCATCTAATGCCACGACTCCGGTTAGTCTGACCGGGGCGAACTTCCAGGCACTGACAACGCTCGGCGCGGGTGGCAGTTTCGCTGAGCGAGACGTGTCTGCTACCGCGCTGACTGGCGGTGAGGTTGTCTACGCCTTCACCTCTCCGTCAGGAGCTGGCAGCGACTTGCAGCAGATTGAATTGCAGGACTTGTTCCCGCTTTACAACACCATCGCGGGCAACCGACCCGACTGGATCACAGTAGCTATCACCAACAACTCGGGCGGCTCGGCTCTAGTTGGTGCCCACATCATCGGTCAAGAAGCGATGTCCTGATGAGCTACACCAAGCGCCAGTTCGTAGAGGAAGCCTTTGCCGAAATCGGCATGGCTTCCTACACCTTCGACCTGTCGCCCCAGCAGCTGGATGCCTGCCTTCGTCGGCTCGATACGATGATGGCAACATGGAACGCCCGGGGCATCCGCCTTGGGTATCCGCTGCCGTCCAACCCGGAAGACAGCGACCTAGACACCGATACCCAGGTGCCCGATAGCGCCAATGAGGCCATCGTCGCGAACCTCGCCATTCGGATCGCTCCGCAGTACGGCAAGACCGTATCGCTTGACACGCGCACCACGGCAAAACAGGCCTATGACACGCTGCTAGCCCGCGCTGCCTTCCCGCCTGAGCAGCAATTCCCGCGGACGCTTCCCATGGGCGCGGGCCAGAAGCCGTGGCGCTTTGACGATCCGTTCATGCCTGCGCCGACGAATCCGGTGCTTACGGGCCAGGAAGGCCCGCTGGAGTTTTGACCATGCCGACCATCAACCAACTGCCGGTTGTCTCTCAGCTTTCCAGCGGCGACCAGATCCCGATCTACAACACGAGCAACGGTGACGCCAGGCGCGCAAGCCTCGGGACCATGCTCGATTTCTTTGAGCAGACTTTCGCGTCCCCTGACGTTGCCGTCAACCTCTACACCCCGGCCACAGGCTTCAGCATCGCTGTGCCCACGCCGGTCAGCCGTCAGCAATGGGTGCTGCTTCAGCCCGCCTCTACGCTGGCGACGGGCACGGTAACCCTGCCGCTCAATACCGGCACGCCTGACGGCACGGAAATCCTGATCACCACGACGCAGCAGATCACGGCGCTGACCATCGGGCTGAACGGCGCGTCTGCTGTGTTCGGCCTGCCGACCATTCTGCAAGCGGGCTCGGGTGTTCGTTTGCGCTGGTATCAGGCGACCAACTCGTGGTACAGCATCGCGGCCGATGGCGCCCCCTACGGCGCGGCTATCCGTGATTTCCTGTCTACCCCGAACAGTGCCAACCTGCGCGCCGCCGTGAGCGACGAAACGGGCTCGGGCGCGCTGGTGTTCGCCACGTCGCCGGCCTTGGTTACGCCGACCCTTACGACGCCGACCCTCGTGACTCCGGTGCTTGGTGTCGCCACGGGCACCAGCCTTTCAACGACCTCCAATCAGTACATCACTGGCCCAGCTAAGCACGGGTACGCTACCGGGGCAGGTGGCGCAGTAGTGCAGGCATCCAGCAAAGTGACGCCGGTAACGCTTGACCGACCCACGGGGACTATCACCATGAACGCCGCCGCGTTGGGCGCGGGGACGACCGTCACCTTCACCCTCAATAACACGGTAATTGAAGCCGACGACATCTTGGTGCTCAATCACATTTCTGGCGGCACTGCTGGGGCCTACACGCTGAATGCTCAGTGCCTATTGGTTCAAGCCAATATCAACGTGCGCAACGTCACAGCCGGCAGCTTGAGCGAGGCGATTGTCTTGCGGTACGCGGTGATCAAGTCGTCCAACGCTTGATGGTGGCCCGTGCCGTCTATCCCCATCGTCTCTGGAATCTACACGGACAACGGCCCGGACGTTCGCACGTCGTTCCCTGTCAACATGATGCCGGTCCCCAAAGGATCGGGCGTCAGTCAGGAGTACCTGCGCCCGGTTGACGGGATCGTCCCGCTTGGTACGGGCCCGGGGGTTGACCGCGGCGGGATTGAGTGGCGCGGCACCTGTTACCGGGTGATGGGCACCAAATTGGTGACGGTGTCGTCCAATGGGGTCGTGACTACGCTCGGCGATGTTGGTGGTTCGGGATACGTCACCTTTGACTACTCGTTTGATCGCCTAGCCATTGCCAGCAGCGGGCGCTTGTTCTACTGGAACGGCACGCTTACGCAAGTGACCGACCCCGACCTCGGGACGGTACTTGATGTTGTCTGGGTTGACGGATTTTTCATGACGACGGACGGCAGTTTCCTCGTCGTCACGGAGTTGATCGACCCGACCCTGGTCAATCCGCTGAAGTACGGATCAAGCGAGCTTGACCCCGACCCTGTTGTCGCGCTGCTGAAGTTGCGGAATGAGGTCTATGCCATCAACCGGCACACGATTGAGGTCTTCGACAACGTAGGCGGCACCCTGTTCCCGTTTCAGCGGATCGACGGTGCCCAGATCATGCGCGGCGCTGTCGGAACGCATGCGTGCTGCACATTCGGAGACGAGGGTATCGCCTTCCTAGGCGGCGGCCGGAATGAGCCCCCGAGCATCTTCCTCGGGATGAACGCTTCGAGTGCCCCGCTCGCGTCTCAAGACATCGATCTACTGCTGCAGACCTACACCGAAGCCGATCTTGCTTCAGTCAAGCTAGAAGCCCGTTTCGACCGCGCACACAAGCTGCTGTACGTGCATCTGCCGGATAGGACCATTGTCTATGACCACTCCGCCAGCCAAGTGCTACAGCAGCAAGTGTGGTTGACCCTGACCGGCGGGCTTGTCGGCTTTGAGCAGTACCCGGCGCGGAATATGGTCTGGTGCTATGACCGCTGGGTCGTCGGCCATCCGTCATCGTCTCAAGTGGGCCATCTGGACCGCACGATCAGCACACAATGGGGCCAGCAAGCCCGCTGGGAGTTCGCCTGCCCCATCGTTTACAACGACAGCAAAGGCGCCATCTTCCACGAGCTAGAGATAGTGGCGCTGCCGGGCCGGGTGACGCTGGGGAAGAATCCGCAGATCAGCACGTCCTACAGCACGGACGGCATGAGTTGGAGTCAGGATCGATTCATCTCTGCAGGCACGACTGGCGACACCAGAAAGCGCCTAGTCTGGTTCCAACAGGGCCACATGGAAAGCATCCGCATGCAGCGCTTTCGCGGCGACACGGATGCTCACCTGTCAGTGCTCAGGCTTGAGGCGCGGCTAGAGCCGCTGAACGTGTAATGGCGACGATCCCGCCGCTCCGTCTAAGCCGGTCGCAGCTGGCGCAGTTCCTCAAGGATCAGGAGCAGATCCGCGCCTTCGAGAACCTGTTTTCTGTTGTCGAGCCGCTGGCCGATGGGTCAGCGTCAAGCGACTTCGTGGAAATCGGCCTAGCCCAGGCTTCAGCCAACGAGGCCTTGTCCACTATCGCAAGCGTGGCGCAAGAGGCGGCCGTGTCGTGTGCGCTGGCAGAAAGCAAAGCGAACCAAGCGCTTGCACTCGTCGGCGACCTCGCGGCCACGGTTGAAGGCCTGCAGATGCAGCCACCCATCCCGCCGCGCAAGCGCCAGCGGTTTGGCATGTTTTGGGACACCACGACGCAGACGGCGGCGGCCATCAATACGGCCTACGCGGTGACGTACAACAATAGCGCACCAAACCAAGGCGCAGTGTTGCGCAGCCCGTCTGAAGTGCAAGTAGACACCGAAGGCGTCTACAACTTCCAGTTCAGCGTACAGCTAGACAAGACCAGCGGCGGGTCTGCGAACTTCTGGACGTGGTGGCGTGTGAACGGCGTAAACGTACCCGCGTCGGCATCCCAGATTCAGATTCAGGGCAACAATCACGAGATATTCGGCGCGGCCAACATCCTGCTAGACCTCAAAGCAGGCGACTATGTGCAGCTTATGTGGGCAGTGTCAGACACCGCCGTGCAACTTCAATACTTCCCAGCGTCCGGGCCGGTCCCGGAGATTCCGTCTGTCATTCTGACGGTAACGAGCAACATCAGGAGCGAACCGTGAGTTTCACCACCAAGGTGCTAGTGCCGCCGCTGCTATTGCAGGCCACGCAAACCCCGCAATACACGGCAACTTCGGTTCGGGCTGTCATCTTCAAAGCCACGGTAACGAACATTGATACTGTGGCTCGCAGCTTCTCTGTAAATCTAGTGCAAAGTGGCGGGTCGCCTGGCTCTTCTAATCTAGTGATCGACAACCGAACGGTTCAGCCGGATGAGACCTATATGTGTCCCGAGTTGGTAGGCCACGCTCTGGACCCGGGCGGTTCCATCTCTACCATCGCCAGCGCGGGCGGCGCGTTGGTCTTCCGCGTTTCTGGCCCGGAAATCACCTGATCGGGTATGATGCGCACGCTGAGTTATCGGCCGCCAGCAGCCACCGGGAGGTGACATGCTGCGCGAGAACCTAGAACAAGTCTTCAAGCTGCCGCCCGCTGCGGTGGAATGGCTGCTGTCGTTCTATGACTGCCTGCAAGTGCTCGACGACGTAGCCGATGGCGACGAGATCAAGCGCGAAGACTTGGACGCGGCTATCTGGAATCTGCTGTTCGCGCTCCCGGCGAGCCCGTTCTTCCAGCAACACAGCGCGGTTCTTCTGCCGCTCATCGCGCAAGTGGTGCTGAAGTGGCAGGCCAGCGATTCAGCCGAGCGAGCCGGTAACCCATCGGCCATGGCCTACGCCTGGCGGGCCGGTTACTACGATCTAGTGTTGTCGGCTGTGTGCTTGGTGCATGGCGCCAAGTTCGCCGTCAAAGCGGCACCGCTGGTCATGGCTCTGTACGGGGAGACATTCGACCAATACATGGCAGAGTTCCAAGGGGGCGATCATGCCTAATCCAGTTGCTGGCCTTGTTCTTGGCGGCACGACGCTAGCCAGCGGCGTAGTTCAGTCTCGGGCGGCTAACAAGGCATCTCAACAGCAAGCGCAGTCGGCGCAAGCTGGCATTGATGAGCAGCGGCGTCAGTTTGACCTGATGCAAGAGCTGCTGTCGCCCTACGTCCAAGCTGGGCAGCCTGCCTTGCGTGGCCTGCAAGCGCTGGCGGGCATCGGTGGCACCTACGATCCGAACATGGTAGGCCCGCGTGCTCCCGGCTCTATGACAAATGAGGAAGCGCAGCAGCAAGCCATCGCAGGTATTGAGCAGAGCCCGCTCTTCCAATCGCAAGTGCAGCAGGGCGAAGACGCCATGTTGCAAAACGCATCGGCGACGGGCGGGCTCCGTGGCGGCAACCTGCAAGGCGCGCTGGCTCAGTTCCGCCCCGCCATGCTGCAGCAGGCTATCGACCAGCAGTACAGCCGGCTCGCTGGTCTTACGCAGCTGGGGCAGCAGTCCGCAGCTGGCGTTGGCTCTGCTGGCATGCAAACGGGCCAAGGCATCGCCGGACTACTGCAGCAGCAAGGCGCAGCGCTGGCCGGCGGCACCATTGGCCGCTCGGCTCCGTTCGTCAACCTGCTGAACATGCCGGCTCAGTTTGCAGGCATGCAGATGGGCATGGGGCGCAACCCGTTCGGCGGCTCACCCCCGACAACCACGCCCGGTTTGATGGCGCCTGGCAGTGGGTTCCGCGCGCCGCCTGGGTTCAGCTTTGGGGGGCCGTGACATGGGGCCGCTTAACTACACGATGCCGGATCAAAACCCGTTCCAGTCGTTGGCTGGCGGGTTTCAGATGGGCTCACAGATGGCCCAAGCCCAGGCCCTGCGGCAAGAAGCCGAAGCCCGCGCCGCACAGCAGCAACAGGCGGTACTTCAGCAGCGCGCGGCGGCAGAGCAGGCAGCAGCGCAGCAAGCCCGGATGTCTGCGCTTGTCGGCAAGGTGCGAGACGGCCAATGGACGCCGGCTGACTTCTTTGAAGCGCAAGCCTTTGCCCCCAAAGACCAAGCCGAGGCCATCAACCGCGTCTGGACGCGCATGGATGAAGGCGCACAGAAGGGCATGCTGTCGTTCGGCACTAGCATCTTGGTGGCTGCCGGGCGTGATCCCGAGGCGGCTAAGCGCATGCTGCAAGAACGCGCCGAAGCATCGCGCAACAGTAACCGTAGGGACGAAGCAAAAGCCTATGAGGACTGGGCTAAGGCGCTTGACGTGGTAGGGCCGGAGTACGTCCAAACGGCCATCGGCGGGCTGATCGCCGGGCTGCCTGGCGGCAAGGATGCCATTGAAGGGTGGAACAAAGCCGAGAGCGAGCGGCGCGCGGCTGCACTGGCGCCAGTGGTCACCGAGTCTGAGCGCCGAAAAGGCATGCCGTCATCTATCCTCGAAGCTATCGAGTTTGAGAAGCTGACGCCGAGCCAGCAACAGACCTTCAAGAACACGCAGATTCTGCGGCAGCCTGTCACGCGCGTGGAAGTGTCGAACATCGAAAAGGGCGCATCCGCAGAACTTGGCAAACTGGCCCCTGTGCTGTACGAAAAGGCTAATGCAGCAGTCGGTCAACTGAACGATATTCCGCGTTACCGTCAAGCGTTGCAGTCGGCGATTGTCGGCCCTGGCGCAGAGCAAAGACTCGTGGTTGCGCGCGTAGCCTCAGCGCTTGGGTTCACCGGAGACAAAGCAGTCAACGCCACCACGGAGCTGATCCAAGGTAACGCAGAAATGGCGCTTAACGCTCGCTCGCTTTTGGCGGGGCAAGGCCCCATTACGGAAAATGAACAAAAGCTGCTGATCAAAGCCAAGGCTGGCGACATCACCTTTACCAAGGGAGAGCTAGAAACACTGTTCAATGTGTTTGAAAGAGCGTCCAGGGCGCAGTACGCTCAAAACACCAAGTTGCTGAAGGCTGCGGCTACCAAGTCTGACACGGCGCAGATGTTCCTTGATAGCGTTGCCCCCATTCCAGAAGGTGCAGCGCCAGCCGCTGCGGGGGATGTCCGTTCCCGCGCCGACCAAATTATCCGCGGGAAATAGCATGGCAAGCGCCGACGAATACGCCGCGTGGATCGTTCAAAACGCCGACAAGCGCGGCACGCCTGACTTCCAGACCGTTGTGCAAGCCTATGAACTTGCCAAGGCGCAGGAAGCCGAGCCGCCGCGTACCTCTGTCGCTGGTGTAGCTGGCGCGGCTGTGCGTGGTGGCGGTCCCATCGCTGGCGGTGCCGTGCTAGGTGCGGCGCTAGGCGCCCCGGTTGCGGGCGTCGGCGCTATCCCCGGGGCCATTGCCGGCGCTGGTGCTGCAGCTTTGGCGCCGCTGGTGGGCGACCCCATCGTCGACACGGTGAACAACCTATTCGGAACCAAGTTCACGCGGCCGACCGAGGCCATGCAAAACATGCTCACGCGCATGGGCGTGCCGGAAGCCAAAACGCAGGCAGAGCGCATCGTTCAATCGACCACTGCTGGCGCTGCTGGTGCTGGCGGTATCGCGTCGGCAGGCCGTGCCGTGCAATTGGCGGCAACGTCACCCGTAACGCGCGAGGTCGGCCGTGCTCTGGCCGCGCAGCCTTTGGCGCAAGTGGCCGGCGGTGCGGGGGCTGGCGCTGCCGGTCAAGCCTCGGAAGAGGCGGGCGGATCGCCAGCAGGCCAAATCGGCGCTAGCCTTTTGGGCGGATTGGTCGGCGCAAGAATGGTGCCATCTGCCGCAAGAACCCCTAACGCGGGACTTCAGCAAAGCGTGCGCGCAGCCGAGCAGCGTGGTATCCCGGTGATGACTTCGGATGCCTTGCCGCCTTCTACGTTCATGGGGCAAGTTGGCCAGCGCACTGGCGAGCGTATCCCCGTGCTCGGCACTGGCCCGGTTAGGGTTGCCCAGCAGCAGGCCCGTGTCGACGCCGTGAAAGGCCTGCTGCGCGAGTTCGGGGCCGACGACGCGGCAAACGTCAGTGACGACGTGATGCGCGACTTGGCAAACAAGCGCTCGGCAGAGTTGACCAAGTATTCAGGACTGAAAAACGAAGTGATCGACAGGCTAGGCGCTACTGGCACGGTGCCGGTGACAAACGCCACGCAGGCCATTGATAGCGAGATCGCTAGGCTTCAAGGTTTGAAGTCTGAGCAGTACGCGCCAATCATCCGCACGCTGGAAGACTGGAAGACAAGCCTTCAAGATCAAAACCTGCGCAACGTCGAAACCCTCCGCAAGCAAGTCGGCGAATCGTTCACGGCGCCGGAGTTGGCTTCAATTCGTAGCGCTGGGGAGAAGTCGCTTTCTTCTATCTATGGCCCGCTTAAGCAGGACATGGAAGCCTTCATCAAGGCAACCGGGCAGACCCGTGACGCCACCAAGTGGATGGTAGCGAACAAGCGATTGTCCGAGCTTGCCGGGGAGCTTGAGTTCGGGACGCTGAAGTCTGTTCTTCGCAGCGGAAACGCTACACCGGAGGACGTGAACAAGCTGCTGTTCTCGGTCAAGCCTAGCGAGGTGCGTCAGCTTTACTCAAGCCTCACCCCTGCCGGGCAAGCCAATGCCCGCACGGCCGTTCTATCCCGCGCCGCTCAGAAGGCCGAATACGAGATGGAAGACGGCACAAAGATGTTTAGCCCGGAGCGCTTCAACGCGGAACTAAAGCGCCTTCAACCACAGATAGGCGTCTTTTTTAAGGGCGCGGATCGTGATCAAGTTGAAGGCTTGTCGCGCGCTTTGAATCTTACGCGCCGCGCGTCTCAAGCTGGTGTAACCACGGCCACGGGTCAGGAAACCATGCCGTTCGTCGCTGGCGGTCTGCTGCAGAGCTTCTTCGGATCGCTTGTGGGCACCATCGCAGCTGCGGGCGGCATTGGCAGCCTTGCGCGGGTATACGAATCAGTCCCCGTTCGGGATCTCATGCTGAAGCTAGGCAAGACGGCTCCCGGTAGCGCCGAAGAACAGCAAATCGCCAAACGGCTGTTTTCTACCATCCAGACGCAATCAGAGGCTATCGAAGAGAAAGCCAAAACCGTAGCAGGCCAACCATGACCGCCCTCTCAGTTTCCCCCGCCTTCCCGATCTTCACTGACCGAGACGGCCAGCCGCTGGAAAACGGCTATGTCTGGATTGGCGCTGCCAACCTGCCGCCGCAAACCAACCCTATCGCGGTGTTTTGGGATGCTGCCTTGTCGCAACCAGCAGCGCAGCCGGTGCGGACGATCAACGGTTACCCGTCGAACTCGGGGAGCCCTGGCCGGCTGTACGTGGGCAGCGATTACTCGCTCTTGGTGCAGGATGCCAAGGGATCGCTGGTGTATTCGGCGCCGGCTTCTACTGAGCGGTTTGGTGACATTAGCTCCAGCGAAGTGGTATTTGTTCAGGCTGGCGCTGGCGTAGTGACGCGCACGGCGCAGGCGAAGATGCGCGATGTGGTGAGCGTGAGAGACTTCGGCGCCGTAGGTGACGCGGTGGCTGATGATACGGCTGCGATTCAAGCGACAATTAACCAAGCAGTCGCAGTGCGCGGGACTGTTTTCATTCCGCCAGCTAATGCTGGGGCCTATTACAAAATATCGGCCCCGCTGACAGCCTCTGCGCCAGTGTCAATTCTAGGCGACAACACCTTCGGCTCGTTGCTCTTTGGTGTGGGAATGTCCGCCGGTGCGCACATTCTAGACTTCGACTGTCTAGCTACAAACAACGTGGAGAACATTCACATCAGCCGCTTGACAATCCGCAGTGCTGATGGTGTGCCAAATGCTCTGCGTTTGAAGAATGTCGCCAATGTTGCGGTTAAAGAGGTTGAACTTTTTGGCGTGACGACCGGAATCACTATTGAAGGCACCAGGTGCTACACGCATTCATACGAACAGGTAGTTGGGTATCAGATTTCTGACGCAACTATTCGCTTTGCTGCCGGCTTCACTGGAGGAGGGCAGTTTGCTTTTGATGGGTGTACGTTTACCACTGGAACATCTGTTGGCGCAGTCGTCATGCCGTCGACTGCGTTTGCGGATAATCTGAGCTTTGTCGGTTGCAACTGGGAGCAGTGTGTCGGCGTTGGGTTTTTTATTGCCGGCAGCTGCGCTGGTATTTCGTTTGTTGGCTGCCGAACAGAAGGCGGCGACACTGTAGATTTTCAGTTTGTTCCAAATGGAGCATCGGAGTACGTCGGTGGCGTCAACATTTCAGGTTGCGTGTTCAGCGCGAGCGATGCCGCAGCAGCGACCAGAATTGTTTTCGGCGGCGGGTCTGGAACTGTCCGAGGATTCTCAGTAACCGGCAACTGTGTCACGCATGGCTCTGATTCTTACGCTGGGAAGTTGGTGCAACTAAACGGCGACGGTGAAAGTGGCCTGATTGCGGGCAACATGGTGCGAGGCACCACCGCTGCTGGCGCAGGTGTTGTCAATACTCAGCGGGCCGGCGTGGTAGTGTTTTCAAACGAAAACCTCACAGGGAAACTGCCTGAACATTGGGGCCTGTCTAATTGGGCTGTTTCACAAACCTCTTACACCGCGACTGCGACAGGTATGACGACAGCCCCCGCGGGGGCCGTGAAGTATTCAGTCGTAGGTAACACTGTTACGCTGGATATTCCATCAATTTCAGGCACGTCAAACAGCACGTCGTTTACGCTCACTGGCGGACCCTTAGATATTCGCCCCGCTGTTGATAAAGATATTATCCTCAGAATTACAGACAACGGCGTTAATGCGGTTGGTTTTGCAAGAATTAAAACTACTGGCGTCATTGAGCTGTACGCAACCGTCGGCGGGAATGCGTTTACAGCCTCTGGCGCAAAGGCTGTTACGGCCAATTCTATTTCTTACACGCTGGCGTAAGCTCGGGGGGTTTTCGCCGCGATGTGAGCAAGTCAACCGATACACTTTGACCACCAAGGAAACACCATGAAGCGCATTCGAGAAACCCTTGCATCCTGGCTTGAACGCATCGCCCGCCGCTTGCGTGGTGGTGGCAACCCAATCGAGCCCCTGCGCGGTGGGGGCGGCCCGAAGGAACCTCTCCGCGGTGGCGGTGGCCCTAAAGAGCCCCTGCGCGGTGGCGGTGGGCCTATCGAGCCGCTGTGAAGTCAGTCGCCTGCATCATCGTCGCTGCCGTGCTGGCTAGGCACTACGGCTGGGGATTGGTCCCGTCTGAGCTAGCGGGCGTGGCAAGCAAGATGCTTGGCGCGCTGGCCTCGCTCGTGTTCCTGGCGTTGATCGCCGCAGCGTGGCGCCGTAAAGCCGTTTGGCTGGCGTGCGCCTATGGGGCATGGGAGTACGGGCAGACGGCCGTCTGCTCGGCGGCGTACATGGTCAAGCCGTGGCCTATTGAGCCCGGCCAGCCCATGTGCAGCGCGTGGGCCGGGGTGGATGTTGGATTCGTGGGGCTCCTGTTTGCGGCATTTGTCGCGTACCGGCTCACCTATCAAAATTGATAGCTAACAACGACAAGCACGGGTGAGAAAATGAGCGACAGACGGCCAGCACAGACCATCGGTGAACTAGACATTCATTTAGGGAATGTGCAGGATAGATTGGCGGATATAGCGCATGTGATGCAAGGTATGGCGACAAAAAGCGACATTACCCGCATCGAAGCCACGATGGCTCAGCTAGCCACCAAGGCTGAGGTGGCTGCCGAGATTAAGGCCATCCGTGACGAAGTAAACCAGTTCAAGCCGGGCACCCTGATTCGCCGGTTTATGGTCGCGTGCGCGGCTATAGCTGGTGGCGCTGCTGCTTTCGGCATCATGCTTGAGGTGTTCCGCTGGATTGAGAGGGCGCCGAAGTGAAGCTCATCCCCAACTGGCGCCGGGCGTGGCGCATGGCGTCGGTGCAGTTTGCCGCGGTCGCTGTGGCCTGGGGGTCGCTGCCGACTGAGGCTCAGACGGCCATTCTGTCAGCCATCGGGCTGCCTTCAGAACGGGTGCCAGCTATCCTAGGCCTGCTGATCTTGGCGGGTCGGCTCATTGACCAACCGAAGGCCCATTGATGCCCAACATACATGGCAACTGGGGCGCGACAGCCGAGCCGACATGGCTTGCTGCAGCCCGCGGCGACATCGGCCAGCGCGAAACTCTCGGGCCGAACGACTCGCCCTGGATCCGCACCATGCTGGCAAAGCTGGGCGCCAAGTGGCTGCTAGGCCAGCCCTGGTGCGGCGGGGCTGTGGCGAAGTGGGTAAGTGATGCCGGCTTCGTGCCCGTCTCGAAGTGGTGGCAGGCTCGCGCGTGGGCGGCATGGGGCCAGCTGCTCGACCGGCCGGCGCACGGCTGCATTGTGGTGTTCACACGCACGGGCGGCGGGCATGTTGGCTTCGTCGTGGGCGAAGACGCGGCCGGGAACCTGCTGGTGCTCGGCGGCAACCAGCGCAATGAGGTGAACATCCGCGCTTTCCCGCGTTCTCGCGTGCTGGCCTACCGCTGGCCGCCGGGGCGCGAGTTGCCGCGGTTTGTGGAGCTTGCCAAGGGATCGGCTGCCGCGACAACGGGCGAAGCGTGAGAACACTCGTCGCCGCCTCTCTGCTGTCCGGGGCTGTGTGCTTTGGTGTCGCGTGGCAAGTTCAGGACTGGCGCCGCGATGCCGCAGAAGGCCGGCGTGCAGCGGCCGAAGCGCAGGCCAGGACCGATGCTGAAGCCGAGTTCATGCGCCGCCTACAGGAGCAACAGAATGCAACCACCGAAGCAGCCCAAACGCTACGCCGCGCCCGCCTTGATGCTGCTGCCGCTGGTCGTGCTGCTGACAGCCTGCGGGGGCACGTTGCCAGTCTTGCCAAGCAATGTGCCGCCCCTGCCACCGGCAGCGCGTCAGGAGCCGGCCCCGGAGACGTGCTCGCCGACATGCTCCGACGGGTGGAGGAGGCTGGTCGAGAGCTTGCTGCCGAGGCCGACAGAGCCCGAACAGCCGGCGCGGCCTGCGAGCGGGCCTACGATGCTTTGACAAGGCGCGAACCTTAACTTCTGCCGCTCATCTCCCGATAGCCTCGCGGATCATGCGCGCGTAGTACGCCGCAAGCCGGCCCGCGCGCTTGTCGTGCTCGGCATCGAGGAGGCTTGCCGCTGCACGCATGCCGTCGTCTCGGGCTGCATCGCGCTCTGCTGTCAGCACCCGCTCCGCAGCCATAAGCCGCCGCGCAGTATCGCGCGCTGCTGCAAGCTCGGCTGTCAGGCGCTCGATAGCGTCTGCGGCTTCGTCGGCTAGGTCGCACAAGTCACCAGCGCTGGCGTTTGGGCTGCGCAGCCGCTCTATCAGGTCGATCATCGTCACTCCCAAAAGTCACTACGCGGAGAAGGCACCCGCTGAAAGATCTTCCGCATCCCCTCAAGCGCGCCAGACCAGCCGCAGACCTTCCACGGCTTGCCATCGGCCTCGATACGGTACGAGTCCACGCGCCGCGTCTTGAACAGGTTCAGTGTGTGTGTCACCGGCTCCCCGCTGTCGTAGTCCGTCACCGTCACCACGCGCCGAAGATCGGGCAGCGTCGGCGGGTACAGCCTCGCGGGCTTGCTGGCGTTCGCTCGGTCGCGGCCGCGGCGCAGAGCTTCGAGCTTGCGCGCGTGGGCGGCCTGGCGCTTGGGGGATGGTTTGCGGTACATGCAGAGCTTGCGAGGATTGGCTATAGCTCAGTTGTGCTTCACGCTGCGCGCCACCGTTTCACGTTCAGCCGCACCACGGTTCTCAGGCAGTCGCGGCGCACCGGTAGGGCTTCGTGCAGCATCGTGAGCGTGTGCCCGGCCCACACGCGCCCCGGCTCCATGTCCACGCGCAGCAGGCCGCTGGCGTCAATGTGGGCGCAGTCACCACCGGCCCCGGGTTGGCCGTCAAAGTGGCCCACGTAGGCGGCGCAGCCCAGCACGTCGCTTGCCAGGATCAACGCCTCGTCATCGTCGCCAGCGTGAAAGTGGCCGCCCGGCCTGCGGTGCGAGTGGCCGCCTTCGGGGATGGCCGGCGTTGTCGGCGTCGGCGTGCCGCGGTGGCCGCCTCGGTTGTGACTGTGCCCGCCCACGGGCTCTGCGGGCCGGTGAATGTGGCCGCCACCTCCCCCGCCGCCGTGCGCCTGCAATGCCGGGTGCCAGTAGCCATCCACATGCAGGCCCGGCCGGCGATGCGTCGTCGCCGCCTTCACCGGGGCCTGGTCCACCATCAGGAAGATTGGCCCGCTCGTGTCCACGCCGTCAAGCATGGCGTCAACGGTCGGTTGCCAGCGTGCCAGGTCGCGCGGCAGGCCGGCGGCCTTGGTGAACTCGCGCATGTAGATGCGTTCGCCCGTGAACTCCGGGAACGTCACCCGGCCTCGCTGCTGCACTTGGCTCATCATCATCTTTGCTCTCCACTATCTGCGCGCTTCGGATGGGTGAAGCACAACCCCTCATTCCAGCCGACCTACGGCGGCTGAATTCGAACGTTAGGCCTTGTCGTTGCGCGCCAGCCAAGCGTGCACGCCATTCGGGTCTTGCGTGCGGCCTTGGTACTCATGGCGCGGGTTTTCTTTGGCGTAGGCACGCATCGCGTGCTTGGCATCCGCCAGCTCAACACGCAGGCGCTCAATCTCGGCCGCCGCTTGCGGCTCGGCGTAGAGCGGCACCCACATCGCGCCGCCGTACTGGTCATCGGCCGGCACCTGCTCGCGCAGCATCAACCAGCGGCTGCCGCCGGTGATGGCGCTGTTCGGGAAGCCCCACGCCACCGGTTCGGCATCGCTTAGGTGCCCGGCAGTCACCACTTCCGCAAACTCGCTCATTGCCTGCAAGTTGGCGGCATGCTGCAGGGCTTCTGCGGCCTCGCGCAGCAGCGCGGCAGGCTTCGTGATGCCGAACAGTTCGCACTGGCTGGCCTCGTCGTACAGGCGCTGTATCAGCGCGGCGGTGTCATCCATCTTTGCTCTCCAAGTTGTTCGCGCTTCGGAACCAGGCCTAACTACTCGCTCAAGCCGACCTTCGGCGGCTTAGCTCGAACGTTAGGCATCACCAAAGACGCCCCAGCCCATGCATTGCAGCCTCTTCGCGGCTCACCTTGCGCACGCGAGAAAGCTCTTTCATATAGCTCGGCGTTCCCGGCTGCACCTTCACAAGCAATTCCTTGGCCCCTTGGTAAAAGTCGCAGTCGGCTACGAACACAGCGGTTCGCCCGCCAATGTTCCGGCTCATCAAGTTCAGCACGCCATTCCAACAGGCAAAGTAAAACTCTTCCGCATCGGCGCGAATCTCCAGCACGTCGCCGCGCTTGGCGCTGTAACGTATGCCGTGGAAGTCTTCGGTGTAGTTCATTGGTTCTCCAACAGGCGATGCCTAACCACTCGTTCAAGCCGACCCGCTACGGCCGGCCAGCTTGCCCGTGCAGCCGCCTTGGTTCATCATCGGCCGCACGGGCAAGCCGTCCGTCCTACGCGGGCGGCTTAACTCGAACGTTGGGCCCCATGCCTTCCACGGCCAGCGCATACATCCGCTTCGCCAGTCCGATGGCGTAGGCTTCTTGTGCGTGTACGGGCTCGCCGCACTCGGCCCCAGCCCATTCCTCGGCAATGTCGTGCAGGGCGCGTCGCAGCCGCTCAATTTCGGCGTCGCGCACTGTTGCGCACTCGCGCAAGTCAGCCCGCAGGCAGGCAATGGCCGCATCTTGTACAGCTCGTTCGGATTTCAGGCGATCCACCAGCGGGCCTAACCCCTCGCTCGAACTGACGCCCATCGGCGGGCTAGGCTGGTGGTTCTCGGTAGCTTTGTCTGTCATCGTTACTCCTCGCGCGCCGCCGGGCGCAGTTCAGCTCAATCGTTAGGCCCTAGAACCCCTCGAACTCGGGCAGGTCGTCAAACTCACGCTCGCTGAGCCACACGTCGCGCACCACGTAACGAGCCCAATCAGGGTCTCCGCTGTTGCGCGCCTCCTCAACGTGCGCGTCTCCCTCGGCCGCTGTCATCACACAGTGGCTGCCGTTTAGCGTCACGCGCACGTATCGGGTGCGCGGCTCTCCGAACGCGTCGAACTTCAGCCCCTCGGGTTGGCACAGTTCGGCACGCTCCGGCGCCGGGCCTAACCCTGCGTGCGAGCCGACCTCGCGCGGCGTTGCTTCTGTGGTCATCGTTGCTCTCCTGCCGCGCGTGGCGGCTCCACTTCGTCGTTGTGCTTCACGCGCCGGCCGGCACCTCGAATACGTGCCACACCAGCGCGCCGCCGTCCATCTGGAACGTCGCCACGTACAGCAGGCGCGGGTCGTCCGGCATCTGGTGGCCGGTGCCGTACACGTCAAAGGTGCGCGGCTCGGTCGGCTGCATCGGGTCCACCTTTGCCCACAGGCACGGGCTGCCGTGCTGCATCTGCACAGTCAGCGCCTGGGCGCCGCGCGGCAGGTTCAGTTGCGTGCGCCCCGGCTCCAGCGGGTACTTGTAGATCGTCGCCATGTCTGCTCTCCACTATCTGCGCGCTTCGGATGGGTGAAGCACAACCCCTCGCTCAAGCTGACCCGCTACGGCAGCCAATGCCCGGCCGCTCCGGGCGGGCGTTGCCATCGTCCCTGCGCGGCCGGTCATCGGCTTCCTCCGCGGGCAGCTTAGCTCGAACGTTCGGCTTCAGGTTGCGTGCTTCCATGGCTGGTTAAGCAGGCGCTTGCTGAAGTCAGGCAGCGCGATCTTGTCCACCGTTTCGTCAATGTCGCTGCGCTCGCACTCGCGAGCGCACCACTTGTTCATCGCGGCCGGCCCGCGCGGCTTCGAGCAGCCGCCTTCGTAGGTTCCTGGGTCTGTCGGCGCTTCTTGCAGCTCGCAATCGGCCAGAAACGCCACGTCGTCATGGTCGTCGCTGAGTTGCACCTTCGGCCGCGACGTGATGCCCCACGCCTTGCCGCATAGGCCATCGCAAGCCAGCACCATCTGACGGCCAGCCCATGAAATTGTCCTTGTGTGCATTCGTCGCTCCTTAAAGTCACTTCGCTCCGGCCCCAGCCGAACTACTCGCACAAGCTGACGCGCATCGGCCCGGTTCGCGCCGGGTGCCGGTCACGCGCGCAGCTTTCCTCAATCGTTCGGCCTCTAGTGGCCCACCGTCAGGATGCGGTCCGGGTGCACCTTCTCAGCCAGCTCGCTGATCGGGTCAATGCTCTGGTGCGCGTGCTCGGGCATCGGCTCCACGTCGAACCATTCTCCGTGCTCGCCGACCCGTTCGTACAGCCACGCCGCGAAGTTCTCCGGCGTCACCTCGTCGCCAGTCACGGCCGCAAGCGCCGGGAACTGCGCCAGCAAGTGAGGCTTGCTCTCGGTCATCACGCGGCCGAGCTGGTGCGTCCATACGGGCTCGCCAGCGAGGTGCTGCGCGATCTTGTAGATGTCGTCCATCTGGCACAGCAGCTTGCCGGTCGTCATGCTCAGTACGGCGCCGAGGTGGAATCGTTGCGTTGTCATCGTCAGTCCTTTTCGATTCGGAGCCAGAGGCCGAACCCCTCGCTCAAGCTGACCCGCTACGGCAGCGTTGCCCTGCGGTTCTTCGGTCATGTCAATTCTCCTTCGCCCCGCAGGGCAACGCCGCCTCCGCGGGCAACTTAGCTCGAACGTTAGGCGTCATCAGCCGCACGGCGCACCAGCGCCACCGCAATCGTCTTGCCTGCGCCGCCAGCGTGAAATCGCCAGCCCTGAAACTCGCTGAACTCAATTTCCGTGTCTCGCTCGCAGTCATCCCGCGACACGTACACAACAGGGCATCCGCTTTCGCTCTCCGTACTGGCACTGATGTAGGCACGGCCGCTTGGGTCAATGTAGAAGCACACCGCATCAGCGCCACCGGCCACCATGTAGCCTTGGCAGTGCGCCATCTGCACATCGCCCTGAGCCAGTATCTTGAATGTCGTCTCTCGCATAGCTCCTCCAATGACGCCTAACCCCTCGCTCAACCTGAGCCCCAACAGCAGGCGGCAGGGGCGCGCTTCGGTCAATTTTGTTCATGCTGTTGGGTCCAGGTTAGCTCGAACGTTCGGCCGCTCCACCCACCAGCTGCTGTACGGGTTAAAAATCCACCCGCCGTGATGAGGCAGTCGCCGACCTTGCAGCATCCACGCAACAGCCATATGGGCTTGCGTCGGCCTGAACGGCGGCCTAACACTTCGCTCAACTTGACCCGCAAGGGCGGGCGGCAGTGTCTTGTTCATCGTTGCTCCCGTAGCGCCCTTGCGGGCAAGTTAGCTCAAACGTTAGGCTTTTGGGTTGTAGTCGGGGCGCACCCAAGTCCCGCGGATCACACTGATGCAGTCGTCGCTGTCGAGCATGTAATCGCCCTGGTCGCAGCAGTGGTCATCCTCGGCCTTGATCGCTGCGCACAGCCGTTCGCGCTCTGCGGCCCTTTCCTGCCGGCCAAACGCAAACAGCGCTTCCTCGTCGTAGGTGCGCTGCCCTGGTTCGGGGTAGTCGCCCATTGGCTCCGCCAGCGGGCCTAACCCTGCGCTCGAACCGACCCCAAGGGGCTGCTCGGCCTGCGCAGCGGATGCGGGTGGGTGGATGGCTCGCAGCCGGTACAGGTCGTCAAGCTCCTCGATCAAGTCGCGGTATTCACCAGACCTCAGATAGTTGTCGCCGCTGATGCAGTTCTCCAGCGACGAGCGCCACGGGTTGTGAAACGCCACCGTCTCCCGCGCTTCGTCGGCGGCCAGAGCTGCACGCAGCACGCTCTCGATTCGCTCGATGCGGCTCTCCGCTATCGACGGCTCATCGGTCGGCAGCGCGGCAAGCTCGCGCAGCGCTCGGCGGATTGCGTCTTTTGTGCTCATGCCGCTACTATCTCCCATGTGTAAGCGCGGGTGTATTGGGGCAAACCCTACCTCACTAGGCGGTCTGTTTGCTCAGGCTGCGCTAGCAAAGGCAAACACGCTCGACTGAGGAAAAGGCTGAACAGCACGCTTCAACCGAAGGTTTACAGCTGCAATCGTCAGTTTGCGCGCCATCTGGCTTTTGGGTGTTTTCCAGGCCCCGGAAGCCGCGGCAGCCGCTGCTGTTTCGCGGTGGTTTGCTGTTTGCATGTGCTCTTGTTTAAGACACAGCCGATTGCCGCACGTCATCATGATTCGCGCACCTTCCGGGATCGGGCCATGCTTCATGGTGTACACCAAGCGGCGCACAAGCATTGTTTGTTTCTTCCCCGCGCGGTACGCCTGTTTATCGTGCGTCTGCGGGTAGCCGCCTTTATTCGTCGGGCCCTTCCACAGCAGGCAGTCGCCTGACTGGCTGCACATGGAGCGAATCCACTTCATTGTCCGGGGCTTGGTGACACGGGTCTTCTTCACTGCGCGGCGGCCTTCAGCTCTGAGACCCGCGTTTTGTACGCCGACACTGCGAGAGTGATATCCGCCGCGTCACGCAACTGCTCAGCCAACAACTTAGCGGCGGCCAGCGTCTCGCGGTTAGTCGCTGCTACGATAGCGTCTAGAACATCCGTCAGCGCCGGTCCATTGTCAACCTCTAGCCGCGCGATGGTGTGCAGCGCCTTCTTGCCTTTGGTGGCTGTCAGCGAAACCTTGATGCCGGCCGGGATGTCGCTCATGTGGCTGATGCGGATTCCGCCGACTTCAGCCCCACCGAACTTCACTTGCGGGTCGTTGTAGAGCGTCATCGACTTGCCAGCCCACTCGCGCCCATCCGGGCCCCAACCGAGAATGAGCACTTTGCGCATCGTCTTGCACGGCTTGAACGGGCGGCCGTTCTCGCCTTCGTAGTGGACTGAGATAGGCTGCTCGTCACTGCTGCCAACGCGCACGTCGGTAACGCGCACGGTCATCGGGCCGCCAATAAGCTGCTCGCTGTTCAGTTGGTCGGACTTCGGCACGATGGTCGGCCGAAGGTCGCTCACATCAATCATCGACAAAGGACACCTCCAATTCGTTGTTACGCTTGGCCCAAGGCTTCAGGCCGACAAGCTGGGGGCCGGTTCCATACGCCGGCCATTGGTTCTCACGCATGCACCAGGCAAAGCGCTCGCGCAGTTCGGCGCACTCGTCGGCGCCTTGCTGTGCGTCTTCTTCGTCAAGCCAGTAGGGCACAGCCAGCACGGGCGGCGCACTGCTGACGACGGCGAACACGTATTCGGACACCTTCAGCCCGGTCGCGGCTTCGATGCCGTCGATGTAGTGAGCGCGGGCGCGGTGGTATCCGAGATTCGACAGGGTGCGGGCGAATCCATCGGGGGACTCGTCCGCGGTGCTCTTGAGTTCGACAACGCGCCAGCCTTCGCTAGTGCGCTGCATGAAGTCGGGCCGCGCCTTGCAGTAAACGCCGGTTGCCTTGTCGATCCAGAACACCGACAGCTCCGATTCGCCATTCGCAAACAGGTCGCGCAGGTAGGGCTCGGCTTGGATGGCGGCCAGTTGCTGTTTTGTGATGTCGAACTCGTCGGCAGTCACCATGTCGCGGCCGTTGCATTCAGCCTCAAAATCGCGCCACCAGTTCATGGCGGCCACACTGTTTGGGCTCGGGTTCTTTGCGCCCCATTGGGCGGCAGTCGGACGGCGCGGGGCTTCGTCTGGCACAAAGGCGTATCGGCTGCGCATTGCATCAGGCTCAAGCTGGGCGCAGTGAACCAGCGAACCGCACAGCATCGGCCGCGTTTGCTTCATCGGCACGCGGTTTTTGTAGTGCCACGCCGAACGTGCCAGCAGGCGCATAGACGAGGCCCTTAGTGCGTCAACGGCTAGATAGTCCTCAAAGGGCATGCCGCGCACGATTCCCATCGGACGGGTTCGGAGGTTCGGTGTGTTCATGCAGCGATGGTGCCGGTTTTCGTGCTACTGCGCATCGGGGGAAACCCTATGCTTCTTGGTGAGCGGTTGAGGGGCGAAGCAAAGCCAACCCTATGCAGGTTGACTAGCTTCTCTGCTTCCCGGAGCCACGGCATCGGGTGCTTCGGCGGAGTCGATCCAAAGGCGCTCCGCTTGCGATCCTTCTGCCAGCCTGGACTGACACCCACGGGCGACCGCATTACGCCAAAACCCACCATCCGGCATGTGCCTGTTGCCGGCCTGTCGCGCGCTCACAGTCGTCCCAAGCGCGTCTGAAAAGCAAAAGCCCCTTTGGTCCCTGCTCCCCGTGGCGGAATCACGGTTCCCCTTTCGGGGTGGAGCATGGGCCAAAGGGGCCTCAAGCTGTACCAAAGATTCCGCCAATGGTGCGCAAAGCATAGCGGCACCGGCTGGCGGCGTCAAGCTCATGCTTTACCCCTTACGTTTTGGAAGCCCCGCCGGCTGGTTGAGGCGCTTGGCAGGCTGATCGCAGGCGCAGCCGAAGAACAGCCAACATCAGTAGTGTCGTGGCCTTTTCTGCGCCTGAAGAAGTTAGCGGGCACTCACTTTCGTGAGAAGCCTTGACAGTGCTTGCTCTTGCTCTTCAAGAAAATCGTTCACAGCATCTTGACAAGCAGCCGCGCGGTTTTCCTTGAAAGTAAGTGACCACTCTCTTGTTGGGCTAGCAATGGCGCGGGGCCGAATATCCGATATGTTTTGTACGGTATTGGCAACCCACGCGCGGAAAGCTGCGTCCATGTCACAGCGACAGCACCACGACGACCAGCACGCACGAAAGCACCAGCAGCGCGGACAGCATGGAGCGTGAGTACGCCGACAGGAGCGTGTTAGCCGGCTCGGGAAGTTGGCACGCTTCGGGCGTCTTGCACGCGCGGCCTTGGTTGCAGTTTTCGCCGCTGCAGCACGGCATGGCAGTCTCATTCATGACGAATCCCATATCAGTTTCCAGTGGATGCCATACCGAGCATGATGCCCAGCACGACGACACAGACGGCGCCGATCAGCACATAGCCGAGGTCAGCCCAGCGGCGTAGGTGGCGGGGGGCAGGAGGGCGCATGATGCGACGGGCCGGGTTCATGCGATGCAGGGGGGTGGGCTTCATGACTTCTTAGCCTCCAGCGCCCGCTGCAGTTGGTTGACCAGCACCGGCTTCAGGTAGTCAACAGACCACCACTCGCAGCCGATCCAAACCTCTTCAACCGTGGGGGCGAACTGCGCATAGCGCGGCACGTAGCCCACGCGCATCTGGCCGCCGTCTACGTCGATCATTGTGTAGCTCAGCTCGACGGTCGGGTCTGTCTCGCCACGGACGCGGTAGTCCAGCTCAGCCTGCAGCTTGTCGCGCTCGGCTCT